GAGGTGGTCGAACTCTAGGATCGTGAGATTTTCCTCGGTAAAGACGAGGCCGCACCCGCAGGCGCAGGGTTTTCCGAGATGCCGGCGCTTGAGTTCTTGTACAAATGCTTTGCAAATAGCATTCTTCGATTCGGGTCTCGCCTTGCTTTTTTTATAAGATTGGCGGCATGCATTACACCGTTTGCAGCGGAGGTCCTCAATAACCTTCTCGGCCTTGAACAATTCCAACGCCGTCATAAATGTATCGACCGTATTTAAAATATTGAGAGCGTCCACGTAATCTTTCATCTTCTTCGCCCCCCGCGCGGGAGCGAAGAATTCGGGACGCTCGCGCTTGCGTGGACATCCTTTTTTAGAACACGAAAAGACTATCATTTTTTTGCCAAAAAAAAAACAATTTAAATTAAAAGAAATGTTTAAAAAATATTTTGATGTACTTGCTTTTGAATAATTTTAAATGATTTAAATTAATTACCAAAACAATGCATTTTCTTCATTACTTGCTTGTATCTTTAATGAGCTTCTTTGGTCGGTATCGTATCATTAGAGAAAAGGTTGATAACGAAGCATATTTAGAAAGGTTTTACATTTTTTTAAAAGACAGGCAAAATTTCCCGTTTAATATTTTTCTTCATCGTTTTATAAAATCAGACAGCGATGATCTACACGACCATCCATGGAATTTTAGAACTATAATTCTCTATGGAGGTTACTGGGAAATTACAGAGAATGCGTCAGTCTGGTGTGGTCCAATGTCTTATAGATATGCGGAAGCAAATACTTTTCATAGAATTCAATTAGATGAAAACATCCCATACTGCTGGACATTATTTATACCGGGTAAAACTTACAAAGAGTGGGGTTTTAGAACAAAAGATGGCTGGAAACATCATGTTGAATATTTTAAGTGGAAAAAAAAAGCTGCTTAACGTTATAAACGAAATACTAAAATGTTTTGTTTTCCAAAAAAAAAGGAAATATTTATCATCGTTCCATTTAGAGAAGATGTTACGAAAAAACGAAATTACCATCTTAAAAGGTTCATTTACCACATAACTGGACGAGTTCGTGGTTGTAAAATTATAGTTATTGAACAAAGCAACGATAAAAAAAAATTCAACCGTGGAAAACTTTTAAATATTGGTTTCGAAATCGCCGCAGGGTCCTTAACTGATATCTTTATTTTCCACGATGTGGATCTGTTACCCGACTTGGAATTGGCGAATTCATACCAAGATTATCCAAAAAACCCACTGCATTTTGCAAGAAAATGGGACAGATACTCTAGAAATCCTGAGTATTTTGGAGGTGTTGTTTCGTTCCGCTTCGAAGACTTTTACAAAATTAACGGATATCCTAATTCATTTTGGGGCTGGGGCGGAGAAGATGACGAATTAATGCGAAGATACAAAGCGGGAAATGTAGGCCCTATTCCACCGAATTGTCCAGACAACGGATATTATTTTGACTTGGAAAAACTGAACTTGGAAACGAAGTTGCTTTTTTTGAGGAAACATCCGAATTTGAAGAACTTTAAAAAATGGGAAAGTGCTGCAGAACACAATAAAACCTGGAAAACAGACGGTCTAAATAATCTAGATTATCGTGTTTTAAGTAAAATCTATTTAGGACAGAATATTTGCAAAATAACAGTTGCGTTGTAAACAAATCGTTATTTTGCAAATATTCATCTCCTTGTCGATCTGATTTTTGATAATTCTTCTAAACTTACCCGTCCAATTTCGTTGTTGTCGATTTCTTCGATGCCTTGTAAACTTTGTTTGACCCATTGTGTTTGGAGATGCAATGATTTGGCTCGTTGCCTTAATGCGTTTAGATTGCTAACATCTTTCTTAAGTTCTGAGTTTAATTCTTCTATTTCCCCGTTCAATTCTTTTATTTTTTTGTATGCCATGTAGACAATCGATCCTAGCACAAGGGTGCCGGCCGTGGCTGCAGAATAATTATGTATCTTTCTCTGTCGTTTTGATTTTCTTTTTTTGCCTTTCCCTCTTTTTTTAATACTTTTTTTTGGACTTTTTTTACATGTCTTAAGTTTAAGAATTTTTTTAGCCATTGTCCTTATTTAACACAATGAAATTATTACTCTCAAACTGATCGATCATTCTAATCTACCACCAACTTTTTTTCCGTTCTGATAATCGCATTCGCGCCTCGGCCCATTTTTTGCCCTCGTGTTCTAAATTCTTTGCGCGTCGCTCTAAGTTGATTAGATTATTTGTGTTTATTTTATTAGTAATTTTAATCCTCTTTTGCGCGGCAAGGGCTGCCTTACCCGCTTTCTGAGTCCTAGATAAAGAATCAGTTGGAAACGATGATTGAATTGTATGAGCAGACGTAAAATCGGCGGGTTGTTGACCTTTTTTATACGCCATATAAATACCAGCTCCTAGAGCAGCAGCACCCGCCGCGGCCATCGCATACCTTGCGCTTCTTCGACTTTTTCGGTTGCGTCGTTTCTTACCACTCAAATATTTCCTGTTCTTTTTGGTTCTTTTTGTGGTGTTGGTCTTTTTGGTTTTTCGGGTTAAACTTTTTCGCTCTTGTAGCGTTTTCATGGGCATATTTTACTACACAAATATATTTTTTGATGTTTATGTAAATCTACATATCTAAATTTTCAATATCTTCTCGGGGAAAAACGCATTTTCCTCGTATAATAGCATATTTTATATTGGTAAACGATTGGTTTGTCTCTTTTAGAGCTTCTCTCAGAGTTCTCGACTTGTAATATTTACGATACACTTCTTTGAATTTGTTATTGGATGATTTTGGAAACGAATCATGAATGTCTTCAAATTTACACCGTATATCCGTTTTGTTCAGAAGAAGATAGTGCGCAATCTTTTTTTTTTTAATTGTAACCCATTTTACGTTTTGTTTTAATTTATGCTCAAGTAGGGATTCGAGCATAATTTTGGAAGTTCTTTGACACGCTTTTTAAAGCGCGGGTGCAAGAAATGACAAATCAAATTAATTTGAGGAAACTCTAGCAAAACTCTAGATTTTTTAAATGACGCCTACTTATAATTAATCACTTAACCCACGATGGTCTTGACCAGAATCGCGATGCCGATTCTGGCTCTTAGTCTTGGATTAGCCATTGCCTTACAAACACCCCTCGACGCGACCAGCGTGGTACAAGTCGCCAGGGACTTGGCCACACGTCGCACCGGCGATGTGGTCGTGTTGGACCGCATCAGTCGTCATGTTCAAAAGCTGTTCGGGGAAGACGACGTCTTGTCCAACGCTGCGTCATTTTCCATATTGACGCGGATTAAGACAACTGGGTCGACGGACCGAAAACTGAGAAGTAAAGGCCTAAAGTATGTGGGCGACCTGCGCGACATCGCAGGCATACGCGTCGTCGTCGACGAGGGCTCGGGTATTTTAGACGACGAGGCCGGTTACGCTCTGTGTTATCGAGTGCTACGCTGCCTGGCGACATCTCCGTTTGTTTTTGATATAAGCAACCAAAAGGACTACGTCCGTGCACCCAAAAGCAACGGCTATCGCTCCCTACATGCGACGATCACGCCGGCGTCGACACGCCTTCCCCGGTTTGAGATACAAGTGCGCACGCGAGAAATGGACGCGGCATCCACGCACGGCACCAGCGCGCACATAGCGTATAAAGACGCGTCGGCTAAAAATGAACTCGACTATTCATGATACCAAGGAGCATGGAGCGGCTGGTTGAAGGAATTTTGGTTAGTTGGTTGATACCGTCTAACAATTCCACTTTTTACAGGACTGATACCCAGGTGTAGCTTTGTTCTTTTTCTGACTGCAACGATGCCTGGCGCAGAATGAACGCTTTCTTCCGGGTTGATTTTTTTTAATTGTCATATTAGGATCGCCAAACCTAATGCATTTTCCATTTACGATTCTTGCAAATTTTTTGCTTCTTCGTGGTGTACATATTGATCCAGCTTTCAATCGTCGACGAGATTGTCGACGAGACTGTCGACGATATTTTCTACAAGATCCCCTGCTAAACTCTCTTGTTCCGGGAACCCTTTCATATCCATCCCAGCAACCTCCGCTCATTGTCATATTCTTTGAGGAACGTCGATACCCACCCCTGGGACCAAGTTTTCCCCGTCTTTCCAAGTTTAATGCAATTGCTACTGCTTGTTTATGTGGATATCCCTTGTTAACAAGTTTTGAAATTTTATATCCCGCTGGTGTTTTTTTTCTTCCTCCTTCTAACAATTCCATATATTTCTATTCATTCTTAATTTGCAAATGATTTTCTTAAAAATTCAAATTTAAAAACAATTTATGTTATGTATATGAAAAATTAATATGAACGTTTCGTCTTTAAAAATTGACAGCTCAAAACAACTTAAACGGGTGAACGTTGGTCTCGATAAAAATTCTGTGCTCGTTCATGAGAAAACAAAGTACTTTCCGTTAAGAAAGTTGGAACTCCGAGATCGGAACGAAAAACAAATTTTATATATATGTGAAACTCAGACTTCGACTTCTGTTTTCAAAACCTTGAGTTTAAATATTGGCGACATTAAATATAGAGCGACCGTTATGTTACCGTGTGTGGTTGTGCGAATCGAAGGGGGGGTTTTACTTCCGTTGAATTTTGAGCGCGAGAATAAAAGAATACGAAGAAAGGGATTGAAATCTAAATTTTCATTGAGTGAATTGAGCCAATCCGTGTACACTGGTGGTGCCGAAGTATCTAACTTGACGACGACGAAAAGCGAAGAGGCGTTTTCGTTGGACGAAGGTTTAGATGGTGAAAAACAAAACGAAGACGAATCCGAAGAAACGGATATTGTAATTAATCCAGACGACATTGCGAATGCATACGAAACCGAAGGCGAAGACTATGAAGATGAGGACGATGAAGATGAAGAAGAAGAATCTATATTCTCAGATATGTCGAATATTACAGATCTTGGCTGTGGAGAAGATTTTGATTTTTAATATAAATGACATTGAAGGTTTCGACCAAAAACCCAATTGGTATTCCCTCGATTACAATTTGTTGGATCATAGGATTTGCTACCTTATTTGGGATTTACAAAAATTTTTATGCGACAGATGACGAAGATTTTCTAGACTGGATAACGCTAGAAACCATGGAATACTTTTATGTAGCCCTTTTATCACTATTGTTCTTAATAGGAATAATATCAATTTTGAATAGTTTTAAAGGTAAAACAATCCCCCCAACTCCGTTAGAAATGGATGAATTTGAAGTCTCCACTTCGAATGCTTCTAAAAACGAAAGTTGTTCAAGTTGTTCGTCAATAAACTCTGATCGATTTAAAAATTGTTTCGTAACTATAAAGTAAAGTAAATGAATTGTCCGGACAAGGAACTTTTCAAATTAATCTCAAATTACCGTTGGCGATTAGGCTTTAGTTTTTGGTATCTAAGTATTATTTTAGTGTTAATTTTGCTTTTAACAATTTCTATTTCCAGATCTAAATCATACATTAAAATCCGGGGAATTGAAGACGCAGAGCAAAAAAACGAGGTTCATAAAACATACCTTAAAGAAACATTTCTCAATAAAGAGACGTTTATTAGTATTGGAGTGATCTCTACAACTTTTATGATTATTGGTTTTTTTCTTGCGAGACAATTTATGGATTGTGAAATAATTAAAAACCAGTTGAGTAATATTCCGGAAATAAAATACTTTTTAAATTCCTCGTTCAAAAACTGAATTTAAAAAGCATTTTATTATAAAAATGGAGAACATGGAAAACGCCATGTGTATTGGCCGGGTGAAGTGGTTTGATTGGGATAAGGCAATGGGTTTTATTCAGCAGATTGATCCCAGCACGGGACAGGCCATTGAAGATGTTTTTGTACACAAATCAGAAATTCGCGCGACAAAAGCACCTTATCATTTAATAAAATTGATTACTGGCGAAATTGTCGAATTCAAGAAAACTCCGCCACAGAGCGGTAAACCACAAGCTCAGGCTACAGAAGTGACCGGTTTCTGTGGTGGTCCACTTATTTGCGATTACGGGAAAGTCGAAATGTCCAATTATACTTATATTCATTCAAAAAAGAAAAACGATCGTCCAGTTCACACTTTCGAAGAAGATGTCGAAGAAGATGTCGAAGAAGATGTCGAAGAAGATGTCGAAGATGAAGAGATTTGTGGAAACATATCTGAAGATTGATATTTGATATTTGATATTTGATATTTCAAAAACAAAAGTCTTTTTGGCATATGCTATCAGCTTCCAATTCTGGGTCAAGTTTACCAGTAACTGGGCACGTGCTTAAAGGGCGTCGAAAAAGCAAAACATGAGGTTCTGGGCTGTGGTACATATAGTGTTGCCAGTCATTTGACATCTGAACTCCAAAATCCTTCCATTCCTTTTCATTTAGAAGTTCGTAAGAATTAATTTTTTTCTGAATAGATTCCATTTCCATTTTTACGCATTTCAATTTAAGCAATCGAGATGGAATAATAGCGTGCTTATATTCATATATGGCATCTTTGTAATATAAATCTTCCTTGGAAGACGCAAAATCGGATGAAAACCTGATTTTGCGTTGAAGTTTTTCAACTTCTGTTTCAACTTTTAGTTCTGCTGTTAATTGCGCCATTAAACCCGATTTTTTTTTCTCCCCAAAAAAATCTGGATTTTTTAATTCTAAATTGTTTTAATTCAATTCGATTGAGATTAATTTGAATCAGAATTAGAATTAGAATTAGAATTAGAATAGATGAATATTAACATTGATAATATATTAAAATGTACTAAAACCTATAGTAAATTTCCATCGAGTGCGAAAAGGAAACATAATTGGACCGAAAAAAGCAGAATTTCTTATAGAGAAACTTATTACAGAAATAAGAAATTAAGAGAATGTGGATTAACCCCACCGGATAATTACAAGCCTGCTAAAACACGGAACAATCCGACGGGAAGTGTCGATTTGAAGAGAAAATACGTAGTTTCTGGAAAATACGCAACCAAGGGAAGATTTGAAAAAGCTAGGCTCAAACGAGAGGCTCTAAAAAATGTACCGAAAAGGCCTCGTGGTCGTCCGAGAAAATGTTTCCTCTTCGAATCTTTTGCGAAGGAAATACCTCTGACATTATAAAATCTCATCTAAAAATCTCATCTAAAAATCTAGACATCTTGAGACAATGATTGAAGCTGAAATTCCACAGACTGAATTCGTCATCATGGAAAGCATTCTAGATCTGTGGAGCCGAATTCAAGTTTTGTCGAGCCTATCTCTTCCATTATCACCAAATTCCCCGCAACCTTAAAGCTTCCCGGGACAAAACTCTTTGTTATGAATAAAATTAAGGATACAACCATGAAATTTTCCGGTGATATCTAGATGCGCACACTCGTAATCTCCAGTCTTGCTGATAACGTGCCACGTTTTTACTAAGTACTTTCTATTTTTATTCCCCGGTCCAGCTAAACGGATTAAACAACCATTTTCTATTTCTTTGTCATTGACAGAAATAGTCGGTGTAATTCTAGCATTAATACAATTGTGGGAGAACGCGCGGATTAGACGAAGACACTTTTCGTCGGTTGTTTGCGAAGAAACGGAAATATCCACATTTCCGCCCAGTATTTCATCCATCTTTCATATACAATTAAAGTATGGGCTATTTTTTTGCGCGAACCGGAAACGCAATCGCGTTTAACAATCTTTTATTATAATAAATGGACTTATAAAAATGTCCAATGAGGTGTGCGGGAAGCAGTTTATTACCTATATGTCGAGATCGTCGATACGGAAATATTTACTTTCTGTTGGGACGAGAAAGAAGACATCCACAATGGGTAGATTCTGATCAGTGGGCTGATTTTAGTGGAAGTACGAAAACAACAAATGGCGTGGAGGAAACTTCAGAAGAAACAGCAGCGCGCGAAGCTTGGGAAGAGACAGCTGCAATCGTAAAGTTTAGAAATCAATTTGAAAATGTACCGGTTTCGGGATATGAATCTCTGATGTCGGATCTTGAAAATGAAAATTTTATACTTAAGATCGAGTTCAACGATTACGGGTCAAAATATGTCACATATGTCTACGAAATTCCCTGGGATCCTACTATTCCACAAAGATTTCAACATGTAATGAAATTGCTTACGCAAAGGTTCCCCCACGCGCGAGCAACCGCCGAAAGTGAACGTTTATCAAATAGCGGACTAAGGGCCTCGTTCTGTGATCGGAAGCATCCGAGTATAAACAAGGAAACTGGACATTGTGACAGAAGCTTTACTGAAAAAGCAGCGATTGGGTTGTTTAGCGTACCGCAGTTGGTAAACGCGCTTCAAAATAATGGCGTTATTATTGAAAAATTCGGAAGACGAGAAAAGATGAGAGAAAATTTTGGAAGACGCTTATCAGTAATTTTGAATCAACTGAGCAATAGTTTGTGTTTTCAACCATATTCTCGCAATGGTTGTGAATCGTATTCTTGCGAATCATTGGAATCGTCAAGATCAAAAGAATCGGACAACGAACCGTCATCTGAAGATAAGTCTACGTCAAACAAAACGTGTCTGGGAGTTTTGTAAATATTTACGGTCATTTTAGTTGGTTCTGTAATGTGTTGTCTTCGTTTTCTTTCATTTTTAGCTATTTTTTCTTTTGCTTCGTTCAACGTTTCTATCATATCTTTTTCAATGATAACTTTGTTTTTTGTGCAATAATCGATGACATCGTATTTAAATAGCCAGGTCATAAAGTTTAGTTGACCGCATGTGGTTACTATTTTTTGGTTTTCTAAAGTTAAGTTGATTCTTTTACTGCGCCGAAATACATCAAAATTTTTTCGTCTCCAACATTTTAACCATTCTCTATAAGATTGGTGTAGATTCCAAAGGACTTGATGGCCACTCGTCATGGTTAATTTTAAACATATCGGTTTTTTCTTTGAATAATTTACACATACAAAGTCTAATAACCGTAGTGATAATGTGTGCGTCCCTTCAATTAATGGTTTTACAACTTTTAAAATATAATCTTTTTTCAAAACACATGAAATTTGCTGTAAACGCAGTTCCTGTGTAATTTCTAAATCTCCTCTGTTGTAATCTATGAGAATGTCCTTATTTGGAGATGTTAAGAAACTCTTTTCTGTAGTTGGTTCGTTCATTTTTTTTTTGGTTAAAAAACAATTTAAAATACCCGACTTTGTTCTGTCAAAAATAATAAATTATTTTGGTTACAATTAAAAACAAGTTACTTCGCTGTGTTGGTATCGGTATCTGTCTCTTGAATTTTGTGGCAATGGCAGTGCATGAGCCTGCATTTCGACGTTTCGGCCTTGATGAGCGGAATGGCTGTTTTCAGGGACATCGTGTTGCGAACGAGAAAGCTAATGTTGTACAATTTGTCCCCGTCGCCGCCGGCGCCGGGTCTGTGCGCAAAGTCGAAGGCGCAGCAATCCACCGGGGTTACTACTCGGTCGCAGGTCGGGTCGTCGCATTCACATCGTTTGATGTCCATCTTTTTTTTGTTCACGAAAGCTATTTTTTCGTCCTTGTATTGCCTTTGTAGTTTAGCCTCGTATTCTTTTTTTTTCGTGGCGTAGCCGCCTTTGTTTAACATTTGGAGAAGCCTGGTCGCGGCGTTGGCTGCGGATTGCGCCGCCGAACTAATTCTGTGACACGCCATGCAAATCGCGCGGCATTTCGCGTATTCCTCCTCCATGCCCGCTGTGCCGCGGTTGACTGGACGCGCCCAGAACGGGTAGTCGCATACGATATGTTTTTTGGTCCCGGGATCGAGGTGGTCGAACTCTAGGATCGTGAGATTTTCCTCGGTAAAGACGAGGCCGCACCCGCAAGCGCAGGGTTTTCCGAGATGCCGGCGCTTGAGTTCTTGTACAAATGCTTTGCAAATAGCCTTCTTCGATTCGGGTTTCGCATTGCTTTTTTTATCAGACTGGCGGCATACATTACACCGTTTGCAGCGGAGGGTCTCAATAACCTTCCCGGCCTTGATCAATTCCAACGCCGTCATAAATGTATCGGCCGTATTTAAAATATTGAGAGCGTCCCCGTAATCTTTCATCCTCTTCGCCCCCCGCGCGGGAGCGAATGATTCGGGACGCTCGCGCTTGCGGGGACATCTTGTTTGAGAACACGAAAAGACTATCATTTTTTTGCCAAAAAAAAACAATTTAAATTTAAAAAAAATATGCAAAAAATATTATGATTATCAAGATATCAATATAAAACTCATGAAAGGAATTCAAATTTCCAGGCAAGATAGTCGTTCTTTGGTTTCAACATTAGACAACACAAGTCCGTTCCCGAAAAGCGCTAGATATAATACTAGAACCACATCAGATATGACGGAACATGGACACCAAAGAGAAGCCTTCTGCGTTGGTATATTGCACTCGTTTCGACAAGGGCCCCGCGTGGGCGTGAAAACAAGCTGGCCGCATCTTCAAGATGCGCAATCGTATTGTCTTGATATTGCCAAGAAATATGTGCCGGATTTTAAATATACTTCGATTCAAATAAACAAAAACTTTGCCGGGGCGCTTCACGTAGATCGTGGAAACGTTGGACCATCAATGATGCTTACGGTTGGAAAGGATATGAAAGGCGGAAATCTGTACATTCATGAAGCGGGAACTCTAAAAACGCAAAATAAATTCATTTTCTTCAATGGAAACGTCCCACATATGACGCTTCCGTATTCTGGAACGAGGTACTCAATTGTTTATTTTACACATACAGCCGCAAAGGCTGTGTTTTACAAAAACCCGGAAGATGTAAAACAAATTAAAAAGATGGGATACAATATTCCATCAAAAAAAGCGTTTAAAGTGTTGTATAAAAATTACAAAGAAGATTTCTCTACAACCTCCGCTTCTAGACTAGCACTAGCTCGTCAACATATGCCGGAAAAAATACAACTAGTTGACAAAAAAAGAAAACCCTGTGGTGGCAATAAAGATTGTCAAAACTTTTTCAGGTCTATCAAATCGATCAAATCGATCAAATCGTAATTGAATTAATGTTGGCTGTTCGGATTGTTCGGATTTTGCGTTACTAATTCATGTTGCTTGTTGAAATAAAAAAAGGCTGTTGCAAAGCTACGAGAACTGGTGCACTTATTGCATTTAAATCGCGTTGCGGAATTTTTTAACGAGCAAGCACCACAGCACCAATAAGACAATGTGGAATTTTCTAGAGCATGCCACTTAAAGTTGGTGCTATTGTAGTTGTAGAATATAGAAGATGCAGAAGATTTAGGAGACCATATATTGGTCTGTTTGTCAAGAAAAAGCCCTTTTGTATGAAGAAATGGTGATTCAGTCTTCGTGGCTAGCATGGCTCCAATATAGAGTCGAAGAGTCTTGTATGTAGTCCGCACGTACAGTCCGTGCGTGCAGTGGTCCGTGCAGTGGTCCGTGCAATGGTCCGTGCACCTTCGCGTGGTCCAAGTTTTTCTAGAATTTGTTTTGAAAAATTTCTAGTGTTCTAGTTTACGAGTTTTAAATGTAGTAGATAGTGCGGTTATTGTAGTGCATTCGTTAAGTAGGTAAAAACCTAGTTGTTTATGACATCAGCCAAAAATTCGTATCTACAACTTAACAACTTTTCATACAGTTTATATGCATTCATCGCTATTTTTTTGGCAACTTCATCGTTATCTCTCAAAAAAGTAATGACTTTCTCTAAATTTTCAATGTCTTCTAAAAAAATCAAATGCCCGTCTTCTTTATCTGTTATGTTGAAAGAGTCTATAAATCCAAGGTATTTAAAAAACCAAAGCTGGTTTGCGGTTGATGTACCTTTAACAAATACAATGACCGATCCTGAAGACAACATTGGGAAAAGCCGCAACGCGGCCGAGTAGCCTTCGGCATAAATTAAGTATTTCCAATTACTCCATTCGACAATAGGAACCTTTTCCTTCAAATACGGGACATTTCGTATATTATCATTGTCTAACAATACATATTTTTCAAAAACAGAGACAATTTTTTCGCGTTTGCTCAGCGAAACAATACCAATATCCATCAATGGTTCTCCGAAAACACCGTCGTGCCAATGACGCGCACCAACTGCTGCCAACTTGATTCTTTTATTAGAAAACTCGTTTGTTCCCAAACCAGTTGAACTTCCTCTAAAAAAAGCAGTGTTTTTCTTTTCGAGCCAATCCACTTTTTTAAGTTTTGTTTGAATAGACGGTTCTAAAAAAGGCAAATCTAACCACTCCTTGCCCTGGTATAGAGAATACACCTTCAAGAAACACTGGTGGTTTGGTGGGTTCGATCCCGAACACGAATAACAAGACGAATTGTCCTTTTTCAACATTGGTAAATCTCTTCTATTGACAAAAAATTCATCGTCTTTTATATCATGTTCACGAGATACCCCTTCTAACGTATTTCTGATATCAACTAACATACCAGAACCCCACCCTAAATCATTATCAACCGCCGTAGTACATAAAATACCATTTGAAGCCCAACACCGGTCCCACGACACCCAATTTTTGCGTTTACTTCTTTTTTCGTCATATGTTTCACCACTTACGTATCTTGCAGCTGGTATAAATTTGTTTTTGTAGTGCGTATTGCACATTGAAACAATCAGTCTTGGTCTTCCTAGTCTAAATAACACATAAATTCCTTGTCGAATGTCATTTAGTATGAACTTCAAAGATTCTACCAGTTTTTCCTCAGAAAATATTTTTTGATCATCGTCCCAAGCTAGAAAATTTTCTAATACCTCCTTTCTTCTATTTAAGATTAACGCTATAACTCCTTCACAATCTCCTCCAACGCGAAGCACGTCTTTTATTTCTTCATTTGTTCTTATCATTTTTAAAACATTTAAAACATTTTAATTTAACTATTTAGTCAAAGGGGTTTGAACGTGTTCTATATTCTATATTCTATATTCTATATTCTACACTTTTTTCTTTTGTAGGGTATAGTTTGGTTGGTCGGGTATTTAAGGCACATAGAACTATTCTTTGAAGAGTTTGTGGGAAAACGCATACCGTTATAAATGCATATATTTTGTTTCTCATTGCCTTAAAAAAGCCTTTTGTTGTACTTGTGTCGTTGTGAAGATGAGCCACATGGAGCATGCTTCTTTTGGATCCCGTTGTCTATATAAAATTCTAGAGAATTCTAGAAAATTCTAGAAAAAAAATCAGGAAACCACCAAGAGCACGCCATAGACGACGACAACACGATGGGCAAAAAATCACGGAAGGCGCATCAAAGCACAGGGTACCCAGAAAAACCACCATGGAAAATTGACACGCGCAGTTTTGAGAAGAAGCTACGTTTTGCCGAGCACGACATTGTATTGAATGATGAAATTACATTCCAACTCAAGAAAATAAAACAGCTGAGATTATTGATGAGAAATTATATAGAGAGCAACGACGAGGCAGCATCACACGACGTTGCCATTTACATCAATAAGGTGTCGTCATATCTGAAAGCAAACATTGCGGCTAAACAGAGAGACGAACTTAATTATTATGTCAACTTGGAAAAATATAAGGGGTTTAGCAAAATGGAATTAGAATTGAATCCTCGTCGTTTTCTTAAATACCTTGATGACTCGGAAGAGTTTTTAAGTAACAACAATGTGGAGAACTTTTGCAAAGAATTTATTGCTAGTGAAAAAAATGTACAATCTTATCTAAAGATTATGCCATCGTGGTATTTTAAACATGATTGGTGGTCGTATGTTAGAGAAGAGATTAGAAGTGAATTTATTATATAGCCAGTAGGTATATCCTGCTAATTAATCTAGAAAACTTGGGCGAACCGTACGGGAGAATGTGCAGTGTTTTTCACAGGAACATTCGAGAGAGGTTGCATTTTCAAGTTTTTGTAAAAAACAAGTATCTTTTTTGGCGACTCTGTGTGGAATCGCGCAAAATGGCTTGTTTATTTCCGACCGCGTATAGTAAGAAACGTAGATAGCAAACGCCTTTTTCAAATTGATGATCATGCTCTCTCTATTTATGATTTGTAATTATAATTATTTTTTACTTGATACTACAACGTATCAAGGAGGTCTAGAAACCGCAGAACTCTACTCACAATTTGACTCAAAATGTGCTAAACTTTCCTTTATAACAGTATTGCAAATGTCATCTACAATTTCAGCTTGGTTTCTGTTGGCGTTAATATGAACTAGTGGATGTATCGTGTTCATCAATTTTTTGTGAGAATCTTCAATGTTGTTTAACAAGTGTAGGGATAAGTTATGTTCTTCTGGTCTTTTCCTCGTGTTAATTCTTGTTAGGCATTCGTCAGTATCTAAATTCAAGTATATATAAACTTCCCCAAAATTAGGATCGAGTGTTTTCAAGGTGTCGTCAAAAGACTCTCCAATAGCATGTGCGCAATTGTTATACAGGTTGAGCTCGTTTTGGTCTGAAATATACAGGTTGGAAAACGCCCTGTCTCCAAATTTCAGACTGCGCTCGGTAATAATAATATTCCATTTATTTCGTTTCAATTGACTAGTTATTGAAAAAAGAGACGTACTTCTCGTGGCTAGAACCATCATTTGAAATAAAGATGACTTTATTTTTTTATTATATAGCAATTCTAAACCACCCGATTTCCTCCATAAATCAACCGGTTCTTGGAGAAATATAAAGTTTATAATATTACTATAAACGCGATCAGATTCCAATTCTCGTTTCAAATTGTCCAATAACGTAGATTTTCCAACTCCAAGGTTTCCTTCTAAATATACAATCTTAATTTTTGTATCCATTTTACTTTAATTGCAGTTTAAATTTTTAATTCTAGATTTCTAGAATTCTCCGACGACGACTACAGACAGGAACAGGAACAGGAACACCGTGAAATGAAAAGGCAGAGGTTACAACACACCGTGGAGCTCCCGGGCCAAGCGCTTCGAGACCTAGCGCTTGTGTGTCAAAACAAAGATGACATGTTCAAAGAAAAATTCAAAGTGTTTAAAAACGTATCAAAAAATTTCTTTGTTCATTTTCAAGAAGAATATATTCCATGTATCAAATGCATTAAAAATAAAGAAACTGTTCTAGCGTCAATCGGTTTAATTATTGAACAGTCGCTTGTGTTTTGGATCAAATTTGACAAATTGTTCCCGCGAACAAATTTTATGGACAGAGATACACCAAATACAATATACATGTGTTATATTTGTTCTATTGGGACTCATATTGGCTCGGAAGACGCGGAATATCTGTTTGAAAAGACAATAGCAAAAGACGATGGATTTAGAAAGGTTTTTTTCGAATTCATGCAAAAAATACAGTTTGAATTTACATTGCCATGTTTTAATTGCTCATTACAACTTACACCCCAGAACAAACTCGCAGAGCTTATCGGAGCGAGAAGATTATATTGCTACTTCAGCCTTCTATTCTCTGAAAGGGTGGAAAAGTTTTTAGATATTGTTTTGTATACATTTGAATATGTTTTGACGAATCTTCGTGACCAAAAAAAAGGACTTGGTTTTAAGGATCAATTAGTGATTGTAGAAATGATGGCACATACAATCGAGACTGGAAATTTGCTAAAAGATTTGTAATTGTTTTTTTCTTTCTATATATTTGTCGCAACAACGTTATCAATAGATTGTATAAACTCGTCTTTTCCTGTATTAAAAACACAATAAATAATAAACAATATAAACAAACCAAAAGAGAGATATATAAGAAAATCGTTCGAATTTCGTTCCGTTAACGTTTTGATTATCTTGTCGCTTTCGTTGTCGGTTGCGATCTTTTTATTTGATTTGTTCCAGTTATCAAAAAGAAGCTGTGTTTTGAGAGAAGCTTTCAGTGGTTGTTTCACTGCTGATGAGCGAAATTCGGATAGTGATCCCAGTGGAACCGCATCTTTTGATTTGTGAAATCTCTCGTCAAAGGGGTTCAAAAATCTTAGATTTTCCATTTATTAATACTGGAGATAATTTTTTGCGTAATACATCTGACTATAAACTATAAATGCGTTTGCGTTTATGACAAGTTTTTTTTTTCTATCATTATTTAAAAAAGTAATGGCGGCAAATATTGAAGAAACAGACAAAAACCCGGCTGAAATTTTAGAATATGCAATTGAAAATTATCATCATTTTTGTATAGATTTTTTGAAGGCTCTTCTAGACAAATATGAAAATACGGAATACGAAAGTATTTTCAGAGAAACGCAATTAAAGTACGATATCGCGATTACCCACAACTCCGATCAGTTAGATAAAGATACGAAAAAGGAAGATTTAGTCAGAGAATTTTACTTACAATTGCAACCCCATTTTGCAGAAATTAACAAGGGGAATGTTAAGAGTATAACAGATGTTAAATTTGTTAAAGATCTAGGGCTAGATAAAATTCTTGCGCTCGACGACCCCGACACCAACGATGCGGTAAGCGAATATTTAAAGAATATGATCCAAGCAGCGGTTATGTGGAGTGTCTACAAAAATATTCCAAAAAATCTGTTGAAGTCGATTGGATCGGCAGCATCCTCTATCGAAAACGGAAAGAAGGATATTGATATGCGAGATGTGAGTAAAAGCATTCTACAGGACGTAAATCATGAAGATATTCAACAGTTCGCGCTTAATATGGTGAACGATCCGAAATCTTTAAACGATTTATGTCAACTTGCGGCGAGTTCCTTGAACAAGAAATAATAGAGATTATCGTGTTTAAAATCCTCTTTTTTTGTTATATATATTCTTAAACAACCCAACTGATGAAGACGAAGATAGAACATGTTTTAACAAAACAGCTTAAGGAAAAAATAGATCTCTTATACGTCGCAAGACTAAAAAACAAAACCATTGGGGCTATTATTCTCGAAATTTTAAATCGTTAAGTTCACTTTCATCTTACGATTATAATAGTCGCAAAGAAATTAAAGACTTTGTAAAATTATCACAGGGCGTTGTTGCGATTCACTAAATCACTAAATCAACTCATTACAAAATCGGAACCACACGATAAGCTACAGGTGCCGTCTTCGTTTTTTTTATTTACTTCAACAAATTTAAACAAATACAAATTCCAGATAAGTAAAGGCAACGCTAAAAAGAAGGGAAACGTCCCATATTTGGAAGACGTGACCAGAATCGCAAGAGATAAAACCAAGGACAGCGATAAGAGAAGGGTTCCTAAACCATTTAAGTTCCAAAGCATGTGACAACTTAACCCGGTGAGTAAAAACAAATAAAACGCGGCATGTAGTAAGAGCGGGTAACACGGACAACTTCGGCAATTCTTTAGAACTATCAGAGAAGACACAGCGTGACATGTTATGACAAAAGAAAACAACAATGAAAATAACAGTTTGCTTATTTTAAATTCATTTTCTTCTAAAGAAAAGAATTCGTTGGGCTCGAAAAACCTCTTTGAAACGCGGTCATTCGCAATAAGAAAAACGAAAACGATTGGACTTGTTAATAGAATAGTTGAAGGATAAATGATCGACATATTAATATTTAATATACAAAAATATAATTAAATAGAAATGACAAATTCGCTTTTGGTAAAAATAATAAGCAACATAATTCGCGACTCCAAAATTTTTATTAATCCAGAAACAGACAGTTCCATTTTTATTCCGAATGACGAAAATCTATCGAAAAGTAGACAAAAAATTAGAGGCCACTTTGTTCTCTTGTATTTCTATTTTCTTGATCCGAGAAACCATGAGACCAACTTGGCTTTCCGAGATCATAAAAGAAACGTGGTTAAATACGTGGCAAAGCAAATTAACAAACTTCGAAAAACGTTAGTATTAAAAATGCTTCAGAAAAACAGCCGTTTAAAAACCAAGAACTTCTTAAAAAGTCGCTTCACGTTTTATGGGTTACCGAGGGATATAACTAGAAGAATTATGTCTTTTATTCCCAACGAAAGAAATAACATAATCACATCGGAAAAAAATCCTTTTGTTCGTGAGATTATTAGAATGAATTCACATCACATGAAAAACGCGTGGAGATTGTACGTCAAAGAAATTTTTGATTGTATTCCCGAATCACAAGGATTGGAGCTTGTGGAGTTCATATTTACATACAAGCGGGAAACAATGAAAGACGTGTTTATCAAAAGTCTTTTAAAAGATTGAAAAAAAAAATCTCCCAATGGGAATTGAACCCATGTTGCTAGAATCAAAACCTAGAGTGATAACCACTACACTATGAGAGATGGGTTGATCACAAAAACGACATCGACAGGATTCGAACCTGCGACCCAATTGGGAATAGATTTCAAGTCTATCGCCTTAACCGCTCGGCCACGATGTCCTATGGTTGTGATTTATGTTTTAAATATAGGATTCTTTTTTTTTTTTGAGATTTAAACGTAATACCCAGTAGATTGTGTTTTTTTTAAAATTATCTTACATAAGAATAAGACTTAATCCATGTTTGCAGGTTCAAAAAAAAATATGTTATCCGGAGGAGAATCGCTCAACCAAGAGCACGTTAGGCAAGTTCTAAATGGAACTTTAAAGGTAACTGTAGAGAAACAGGCTCAAAATATAGATAAAAACGAATTGGGAGATCATTCGAGGGGAATTGGTTCTGCTTTTGTCATTGAAAAACAGGGAAATTATTTTCAAGCATTAACATGCTACCATGTAGTATCACAAGCAACTAAAGTTTTGTTAGAAATGCCAACTTTCGGAAAATCAAAAGTTGAAGCTAGAATTATTTCCATATGCCCCGAACATGATATTGCAGTTCTTTCCTTTATCCCAAACGAAAACTGGACGGTTTCGCCATTAGAACTTGGTGATAGTGATTCATTGAAAATGGGCGAACAGGTTTTTGTGGCCGGGTTTCCACTTGCGAGCGATGTCAAGTTTTCTGTTGGGTTTGTCTCTGGTTGGGAATCGCAAATTGGCACCGGAAGAATTCAAACGGATGCCGCGATAAATCCTGGCAATAGCGGCGGACCAATCATCAACGCAACGACGTGTAAAGTCTCTGCTATAGCAGACAGTAAGCTCGCGGCCTTTGGTGTTGAAAACACTTCCTTTGGAGTACCTATCGAATATTACAAGCAAATGAAGTCTTTGATGTCTGAAAATGTAAATGCCGATTTAGAGTTAGATACGAATAAAAGCATCACCAAGGTGGTTAGAAATCCTATTTTCGGAATTTGCTATAGGGCTCTCGATAGCGCAACAATGGACATAATAAACGAGTCTTCAAGCGAAAAGATATCAGGTGGGGTAATTGTAACAAACGTGCTTGAAAATAGCCAAGCGTTAGATTCTGGTATTCAAATAGGAGATTTAATCACGGGAATTTCATATGGCAGTAAAAAATATGTAATTACGAAAGAATCCGGACATGTCGTTGTTGAATGGGCCCAACAGCCTGTGCGATTTGCTGAAGTTTTACTTAGGGCGCCAGTTGATGCGGATTCAAAGATTTTCGTTCAAAAAATTAAATACCCACATTCGATTGGAGGAGGGGGCCCTGTTAAAACGGAATCATCAACTTTGATTATCAGAAAGACCATCGACCCTTACACGGGCGCACTTTACTATGTTCATTTTCCATATGAAAAACTAGAATCTGTCAACATTTTAGGAATGACGTTTGCGCCTCTTCGTGCAAATTTTGTGGGTATGTCCCCGGCGATTTCCGCATTATACATGAAAATTGGAGAACGCGACCGACAAAAAGAGCGTTTGATTACAACCCACGTGCACAAGAATTCGTTAGCTTCGGAACTCGGTATCGTTTCTGGCGCACACTTGCTCTCCATAAACAAAAGGGAAGTAAGCACTATTGAAGATTTGGTAGAATTTTCAAAGTTTCCCATTGGAGGACGAATTATCGAATACAAATTTTGGGTGATGGGTGTCGAATATACCCTTGTTGAAAACGTAAGAACCGCTTACAAAAATGAGATATTATATCAAGATCAAAACGTATACGGCACAAAAACACCCAATGATTCGATCATGCAAGCCTGGTCCCCAGCAGCGATTGAGAAAAATAACATTTTAGAAAATGACGAATATGAGGTTGATGATTACGAGAGTGATGACTACGAGAGTGATGATTACGAGAGCGAACATAGTTTTGTTAGTTTTGATAGTAACGATAAAGATTCCTTAACAATCTCTAAATTTGGGGAAGTTGTCCCGAAAAATCCGAAATGGAACAAAAAACTCAACGAGATCATCAACGAACTAAAAAAAAATAGAATTTCAGAATTGAAAACAACCATCCCGGGCGACGATGAAAAGAGTTTAGATTCGATTCGATTTTATTAAAATTATCGGATCAAAGAAACTCCAGACATCATGTCATTATGCGGTTTCGGTTGCGCGCTGGGAAATCTTGAAGACACTGTAGATTGGGCTTGGCTTCGCATACTTGCAAAACTAGATAAGTCATTTTTTTGGGTCTGTAAAAACATTGGCCCACGTTGAAAATCAGGAATTTCTGATGCTAACGAAATTTCCCTATCTTCTGGAACTTCGGGAGTTATGTCTCGATGTTTCATCTGAGACTGTCTTGACTGTCTTGAAATTCTCGATTTAGAAACTTCCTTTACTACACTGGGTGTATTCTGCTTTGGCAAACAACTGACTGAATCGGAAGGCGCTAAAGAGATTTGATCTTCTAAAATTTGATTCAAATTGTTGTTAGCCATTGATTTTTGAGCCTTAGATTGTCTACTAGTACAAGAACGACTGTCTTTCTTTGAACATTTTGTAGTTGCCTTGGAAGTTGCCCTGGAAGTTGTCGAAGGCGACAACGGCGTTAGCGACGGCTCTCTTAGTTTAGGACGCAGGGCAAGTTTTCGGAACACTCTTGTCAGAACTGATTTTTGCACGTTGGACCGATCAACATGGCCAAATTTTGCAAAATACTCCTTGTTTCTTACACATGACACTTTTGAGAGCTCCATCATGAAAACGTGTAGAAATTCAGAAAGTTCCGGTGGTTCATGAACAATTTCGTACAAGAGTTGCATTATGTTGTAATCAAGCTCGAGCAAACTAGCTACCTCTTCTCCTATGATCGTGTCGTCCCAATTTTGTATATCTCGTAAACCGACTTTCCATTTTTCGATATTATTCCCGACGATTCCGTGTAACTCATCTAACGCGCAATCTGCGTATTGTTGAAGCGAAGCGAGGATTTGAATTTGTGGATCGAAAACCGACATTATGTTTGGTTTAATACTGATAATATAAATCCGTTTCGTAAATGAACGCAAAAGTTTAGTATGATATAATAAATGTAATAAACAATGATAGCAAATGGCATCGGTCAAAGAACTTTTAAACGAAATTCAATGGAAAGATTGCAAAACATTTGTACCACGGGTCGACTTTGGAAAAGTAATAAAAGTTTATGATGGCGATTCCATTACAGTTGCAACGATGTTCAAAGACAGTGCCCACGCGGGAATTTATCGCTTTAGCGTGAGATTGACCGGCATCGATACACCGGAGATGCGAACGCAAAATTTGGATGAAAAAAAAGTTGCTCAATTCGTCCAACAAAAACTTGAAGAAAGATTACTTGGAAAATTTGTTACTTTAAAAAACGTTGAATTGGAGAAATACGGCCGCTTGCTTTGTGATGTATATCTCGAAGGATCTGATGAATCGATCAACGAATGGCTTTTAACAAATAATTTTGCAGTGAAATACGATGGAGGCACCAAAAAATCCCCGGACAGCTGGGTTGATTATCTCGAATTAAAGCATACACTTTGTAATTTTAACACTTTTAAAATCTAAATTTAAATTGTTTTTTTGCCACATTCAATTGTTGGACACTTATTGGACATTTATTGGACAGTTATTGGAGCGTTTCCAACCTCCAACCCAATACAAATGCCTTCTTTCCTTAAAAGAACTGGAAAATGGCAGGCAAGCTA